AGAGAACAGGTAACACTCCTAGAAGTGTCAGTTGTTCCCTTCCCAGCCTTTTCAGGCGCAAAAATAACCGAAGTCCGTAGCGAGTCGGAGACCGAAGAGGTCGAAGAGGTTGCAGAGACTCCTAATGAAACAGAAAGTGAAACAATGGAAAACATTGAACTTGACGTTCGCACCGTGCAGGACGAGGTTGCAGAATTGCGCCGAGTTATCGAAGCAGGTCAGTCCGTCGAAACAGCAGCACCATCTACACACAAATTCCGCTCACAAGGCGAGTTTGCTAAGGCTCTAGTTACCGGAGACGCTGACGCAGTTCAGCTAGCCCGTGACGCAAGCACTTCTGCAGACACCGTTGCCCTACCAGGCTTCATTGGTTACATCGACAACCTAATCGACACTAACCGCCCAACTCTATCGGCCTTCTCTCGCGCTGCACTTCCAGCTGCAGGTCTAACCGTTGAGTATGCACAGGTATCTTCTAACACTATTGCAGTTGGAGTTCAGTCCCCAGAGAACGAAGAGCTATCCTTCGGAAACCTAGTAATCGATTCAGTTTCAGCTAACGTTGTAACTTACGGTGGCTACACTTCGATGTCTAAGCAGACCATCCAGCGTTCATCCGTAAACTACCTAGACACCGCTCTACGCGCTCTATCTATTGCTTACGCGAACACAACCAACAAGGCAGTCGTAGATCTAGTTGAAGCACAGGACTACACAGGCAAGCGTTGGGACGTTTCAGCTGGAACTTCCGAGGCTCTTATCGGTGGACTAGCAGACGCTTCTTCTTACATCTTCAAGGAGACCGGACTACGCCCAGAAGCTATCATGTGTGGAACCGGAGCTTACAAGTTCCTTCTACAGGTAGCTGGCGAAGACGGCCGTCCAGTAGTGCTAGTAAACGGCGCTGGAGTAAACAACATCGGATCAGCTAACATCCCAGGTCTATCTGGTCAGCTATTCGGTCTTCCAGTAATCGTAGACCCACAGATTGCAACCAACCGTTGCTTCGTGGCTAACAGCGCAGCCATCCAGACTCTAGAGTCCGCTGGCGCACCTGTAAGACTATCTGCAGATGACATTACAACCCTTACAGATTCAATTAGCGTTTATGGATACATGGCAATCACCATGCCATTCTCCGACGCTCTAGTTGTTCTAGACATCGTTTAATAGGTCAATAAATGGCAGTGACGTTGGCAGAGTTCCAGGCTTATGTTGGAACGGATGAAGTAGACTTCCCCCAGGAATGTCTAACGTCCGGTATTGCATTAGTGACTAAATACATCGGTGCAGTGACTACCGTTCCGGTAGCACTTAACGATCAAGCGGTCTACATAACAGCCTCGGAGCTCTTCCACCGTCGTTCCGCTCCTAACGGAGTTGCTCAATTTGCTAGCTTCGATGGTGCTCCCATCCGAGTAGCCAAGGATCCAATGAACGCGGTTTACCCGTTGCTTCAAAGATACGTAGGCTATGCAGTATGAGCGAGATCAACGCGTCTAAAGTCGAGTTCAAACTTGAACTAGCGGACGCAGGGTTGAACGTTTTGGAATACATTCCGGAGCGAATAACCCCTCCAATAGTTATCATAAATTCCGCGCAGCCTTACTTGCAAACAGCACAGTTTGGCGAATGGAGTTTAGGGCTTGAAGTAGTTATGGTAGCTTCTACCGCGACTAACAAGATGGCAACGGAGAATCTAGACCAGCTCATCGAGGATGTTCTGAACGCAATCGAACCTTTGAAATACGTTCGGATAACTTCGGTAAACCAGCCTTACAATCTACAAACAAATAACGCCGAGTATCTAGCAGCGAACATGTTCGTCCAGCTAGACATCACACTTTAGAAAGGTAGCCTCATGGCCGCTTCAACAAGAATCAAAGCACAAAACATTATCTTCAAAATCGGAGCCACCGATTACGCGTGTGACGCTAACATGGTCGAGCTAACTCTAGGTGACGCACCTGGCGATGTTCAGACTTTTTGCGAAGTTCGCGTAGGCGGAGAATGGGCACTTCAACTAGACGGAATTACATCTGGCGAAGACACAAGCCTTTACCGCGTTCTGTGGGACAACTACGGCACCGAGGTTGCATTCGTAATTGCTCCTAACGGAAACACTACTCCAACCGCTGACACTCCTCACTACGAAGGTGTTGCAGTATTCAACGAGCTTCCACCTCTAAGCCTAAACAGCAACGAGACAGCTACGTTCTCTGTGACTCTTCGCGTGAAGAACACTCCTCACGATCCAGCTACTAACAAATACTTCGGAGTAGAGATCGTAACAGCAGCCTAATCATGGCCGATGGAATTAAGGTCGCTGGTCTCAATGAGGCCATACGAGCTCTTAGGGCTATTGGGGTTCCTTCCGCTGAAATAGGCGAGGCGTCTCAAGAAGCCGGAGAGATTGTAGCTAACCAAGCGCGATCCTTAGTTCCGGTCAGGACTGGAGCACTCCGGGCAACTATCAAAGCTAAAAAGATAGCTAGAAAAGTTGTAGTTAGCGCAGGCAACAATACAAAGGTTCCTTACGCTAACCCGATTCACTTCGGATGGAATTACGACAAGGTAAACCTGCAGGCTAAGAACATCAGACCAAGACCGTTCTTTAGTAATGCTTTGACAAGAACAAGGCCACAGGTCTACCAGATTTTTTTCAAGAACTTAGATAGACTGTTTCAAAAGTATTCAAACCGTAAACCATAGGAGAACGCAGAATGAGCAATTTTGATTTTGAGAGTCTAACTCTTGAAGAAGTAGAACTAATCGAGAACCTAACAAACACGGGTATCGATGACGCTTTCGGTAATGGCAAACCTAAAGGCAAAGCTTTAGCAGCTTTCGTTTGGGTAGTCCGTAAAAGGGACAACCCTAGTTACAAGATGGAAGACGCTAAAAAGCTAAGCCTCAAAGAAGCACTAGCCATGATCCAGGGTGAAGACACAAAAAAAGAATAAGAGAGCTCTCCGCTAAAAGAATGGCGGAGTTTTGCCTGGCGATGAACATGCAACCGTCGGAGTATAAGGCTCTCAAACTGAACGAGTATCTAGCGTTCATAAAGGCTTATGACAAAAGAGGTAAATAAATGGCTGGAACTCTAGCACTAAACGTTGAGATTCTAGGTGAGTTTTCAAAGCTTACCGCAGCTACTAAAGGAGCAACTGGACAGCTCCAAGGATTACAAAACACAACTAAGTCAATCGCTACTGGGATGGGCAAAGCCTTCGCAGCTATCGGTGTTGGATTCTCTCTAAACTTCCTAAAGAACGAGCTCGAGCAAGCAGGTAAGGCAGCCGTAGCAGAAGCAAAGTCAATGGAGATTCTCTCTATTGCTATGAAGAACACCGGGTCTGCAACCGCAACTACTGTAAAAGAAGCAGAAGACTCCATCAAAAAGATGTCGTTGCAATCCGCCGTAGCCGATGATCAGCTTCGTCCGGCATTCCAGAAGCTATTCATAGCAACTAAGTCAGTAACAGAATCGAACAAGCTTCTTCAGGTAGCCTTGGACACCTCCGCTGCAACTGGTAAAGACCTAGACACCGTAACGCAGGCTATGGCTAGATCTCTCGAAGGTTCTGACACAGCTTTAAACAAACTTGTTCCATCCCTAAAGGGAGTCGATGATCCACTAAAGGCTTTAGGTGAGACTTTTGCAGGAGCAGCAACCGCAGCAGCTAACTTAGATCCATACCAAAGAATGAACGTTGCTTTCGGTGAGATTCAAGAGTCCGTCGGACTTGCTCTCATGCCAGTTCTAAATGACTTTGCAAACTTCCTAGTGGAAGCCGTTCCAGACGTTCAAACCTTCTTCGCTGAAATCATGGATCCAACCACAGAACTTGGAGACGCCTGGGAGAATGTGGCAACTCAATTCAAGAACACCGCTGATCAGTTCTCTAATCTTATGGAGGTCTTCTCGGGTGGAGAGTTTAACCTTCAAACAGTTCTCGATTGGGTAACGACTCTTACCGCTGGATTGGGTCAGATAATCTTTTACTTTACTTACGTAGCTAAGGGAATGAAGGCTCTTCTCTCTGGAGATTTTAAGACCGTGGCGGACATGAGTCTAAATTACGGTAAGCAATACGCAGCCTTTGTGGATTCTCAAAATAGAGCTCTCGGTTATAGCACTACAGCCGGAGTTAGCCAAGACTTAGCAATTCAGCAAGTAACCATAAATGTAAATAACGGCAACGTCACAGCCCAGGAGATAGCGGACAAAATAAACCGTGGCAACAGATCAACTGGAACTAACTTAATTAGAGCTAACTAACTCAAATGATTCCCGACTTCAAAATTGATGACAACCTAAAGGTCGAGTTCTTAGTTCCCGATGAAGACGGCAACTCTTTCATTCTTGGAATTAGCCTTCTCGACGGCACCGATGTTCTAGGTGGATTCGGAGAGTTTGTTCTAGGGGTTTCATTACTTGGAGGAGATGACGTTCTAGCTCCTAGCAGTGGTCTAAAGTGGCAAGAAGTCTCATGTTCGGTAGCAAGTGCAAACATCTCTATTGGAGGATCACTTCAAGACTCTATTAACTTCCAGCCAGCTCCGGGCACAGCTAACCTTACTCTTCAAAGCTTTGAACTAGATCCAACTAACAATAAGAACATTCGAGCTTCCACTAAGATTCGAGTTCGCCTAGAAAGCAATCAGATTGATCGGGTTATCTTCCAGGGATACATTGACACAATCGACGTGACTTACTATCCAGACGGACTAAACCTAATTCAAATAGTTGCCTTTGACGCTTACAAGTCGCTAGTAAACTCCCGATTCGCAGTTTGGGATACTACATCTTTTGGAACACACATTCACGTGGACGAAACTTGGGAACTTATTGGTATCTTTAGCGGTTTAGGATTATCGCCAAAGTCATTCCATGTTGGAGGTGTATTACCGGTAGTCGATGAAACTAACGTTTTAGTTAGCTCCATAGTGAATGACGCTTTGACAGTTGGTAACGGTTTGGTTTGGTTAGATCAAGACACGGAAGAGCTTGTTGTTATTCATCGAACTGGAGTTCAAACTGCAACACCGGATACTTTTGTAATTGGAAACAATCATGGAGACGATCACCACTTATGCATGAGTGAAATCAATGTCTTCTCCGACGCGGACGCGGTCTATAACTCTCTAACGGTCTCTCTAACTTCTGATCCGCTTACCTTCGTAGTTCGTAAAGACCAGGACTCAATCGACCTATACGGCGAAGCAGCTATTGACTTAGCAATCAACACCACAACCGAAGCACAACTAAACAATTGGGCAGATCGCGTATTCAACCATCGATCAGCTAATCAAGTAAACCAGGTAGTCACTCCAGCCAAAGACAGGTTAGGCAACCTTACAGACGCAGCGGTGTTTACACCAGGAATGACGGTAGGTGTCAGCTATACTAATAGTCAGCTCGACATCGTGGGATACTACACTATAATCAACGTCTCTCATCGCATAGATGTAGATAATTGGTTCACAACCCTCGAACTATGGAAGGAAGCCTAGTGGCTTACAAAGTATTCACCAACGGAAGCGTTCTAAACGCCTCTGAAATAAACGATAACCTCATGAACCAATCGGTCATGGTCTTTAGCAACTCCGCTGCTAGACTTGCAGCTATTCCGTCACCACTTGCAGGAATGCTTACCTTCTTGGAAGATACAGGACTTTACTCGAGCTGGAACGGATCAGCTTGGGTTGCCCTAGACGTAAGCCTTATCTCTTCAAATTCTTTCACAACATCAAGCAGCGTGAACATCGATGGAGTATTTTCTACAAACTTTCAAAACTACAACGTCTCCGTAGAACTAAGAAGCTCAACCTCAAATACAATTCGTTTTCAATGGAGAGCTGGTGGAGCTAACGAGACTGGAAGCGTTTACTACTACGGTGGTATGGGTGTCGGAACATACGTTTCGCAAGCATTCTTTAGCACTAACGCTTCTCTTCGTGACTACCACGCTTTAGCGGACTCTGACAGCACTGCTGGATTGGCTTCCGAACTAAACCTATTCAACCCAAACACAATTATCAGACCAGTTATTCTTGGTCATTCATCTGGAGCTTTTATGGTTTCTAATGGATCTACTACAAACACCACTACCCAATACACAGGATTCAGAATCTTCCCTACCACTGGAACCATTACTGGAACCATTAGAGTTTACGGATTGAGGAACTAGCATGGAAAACCTAATCGCTACTGACATCAACGTTGAAACTGGTCAAGTTATCGAAAGAGACTTTACAGAAGAAGAAGTCAAAGAATACGAGGCTATGCAAGTAGCTCACAAAGAAGAGCAAGCTAAAATTGAAGCTCAAGTCAAAGCAAGAAAATCTGCTTTAGCTAAGTTGAAAGAACTCGGTCTTACAGAAGCTGAAATAGCCTCATTGTAAAATGTCGGAAGAGAAGACTAGCTCTGTCCGAATTACTCAAGGGGACATCTATAAAAAGCAGCTCGAGCATGGGGACATTCTTATCAAGGTTCTCGAGAAGCTAGATCACTTGGACGACGTGCCAGATCGTATCCGCGAAGTCGAACTAACTTTAGCTAGACTTGCTTGGGTAGAGAAGATTGCTTACACCGGGCTAACAGCCTCGGTTGTGGCTTTGATTGGTTTACTAATAAACTCGATAGGAAAATAATGACAGCCTGGTATCCAAAAGTATCTGCCGTAATCGACAACGGTTTCGGCGGCTCTCGAGGTGGCCGTCCAATAAACGGCGTAGTGATTCACCACGTTGCCGGAACTAATGGCTTGAACTATGTGGCTAACGCTAACGTCAGAAACTCTCACCCGACCTATCACATCTCCAACGCTGGAGCAGTCACCGGAATCGTAAACCCGACCAGGAGACCTTACTCCACAGGTGGAACTCCAGACCCGAGTGCCGTAACCTTCGAGATTGATAACTCTTCTACTGGAGGAGACTGGCCTGTATCAGACGCAGCTCTCAATGCTCTTATCGATGTGATTGTTTACCACGCTAGTCAATCTCCCAGAGCTAACCAAGGCTTTGCACTAAACGAAAAAGCTAGAACTCAATCGGAGTTCTTTATTGCCTGGCACTCACAATACAAAGCAACAGCTTGCCCCGGTCCTTATGTCACTTCTAAGCTTGAATACATCGTAAGCGAGTGCAACAAGCGAGCTTCCGGCAAACCTTCTAAACCTAGCAAACCGACAACACCGACAACACCGACAAAGCCAAAACTAGGTAAGTGGTTAAGAAACGGTTCTACTGGAGATACCGTGAAATACTTACAGGCAGCTTTAGGAGATCTAAAGGTGGATGGCGTCTTTGGTCCTCTAACCGAAAAGGCCGTTCGTAAGTTTCAGAAACAACAGAAGATTCAAGTAGACGGAGTAGTCGGTCCTCAAACTTGGTCACGTCTACCGTAAACGAAAGGCAATAATGTTCAACTACAAACCAGAGACGCGCAAATGGATCTACGGAGTTATCGCTTCGGTAGTTCCCCTTCTAGTAATCCTTGGTCTACTAAATGAAGAACTAGCTCTACCAATTCTCGACGTAGTTGCAGCTCTTCTAACCGTTGGTGGATCAGCTTTAGCAATAAAGAACGTCCCTACCAAGTAATGTCAGAGACCGTCTATAAAATGACGGTATGACAATCACAGAAAAGATAGAAGCTTTAGGCTTCGCAAAGTATCTAGGCACGTTTGAGCCTGGCTCCCCAGAATGGCACAATGCCCGAAAAGGTATTGGCGGTTCTGACATCGCGTCCGTAATGGATAAGAACCCTTGGAAAAGCGCATACACGCTTTATTGCGAAAAGACTGGGTTAATCGATTCGGAAATCGAACCCTCTATGCCAATGAAACTGGGCACGGCATTCGAGCCAGTAATTAGGCAGCTCTTCCAGGAATCTAACTCGGATTGGCTAACTGTCCATGAGACCGGAACTTGGGCTAGCGTAGAAGACCCTAGATCGGTAGCTAACGTCGATGGCATAATCGAGTGGAAGAACGGCAAGCTATCCGTCCTCGAGATCAAGTTCACCAGGCAGTATTGGGATGAGCTACCAGAGCACTATAACCTTCAAGTTCAACATTACCTATCCGTTCTAGGCTTAGACTCGGCTATGGTCGTAGCGGTCGCAGGAGGCGATTGGAAGGAGTTTGAGGTCGTTCGGGATGATTCCCTTGTCGAGACCATAAAAACCCGCCTACGGGCGTTCTACGGCTTCTTAGACTCGAAGACAGCTCCAGACTACGACGGAAGCGATTCTACCTACGAGACTGTTAGGGAGCTATCCGAGGGTATCGAGGAAGGCGAGCTGGAACTTGGATCTCTATGGTCAAATCTTCTCCAGGCGAAACTCGAGTTCGACCAATGGGATAAACAATTCAAGGCACACAAGTCCGCGGTGCTTGCATTCATGAACGGGACTAAGTATGGTCTGTTCCAAGGTGAAAAGGTTATTGCTTTACAAGCCCGTAACGGCAAGCCATTCATCACATTCAAATAGGAGGAAAAATGGGTTTCGACCTAAGCAATTACGAGCCAGTTTCAGAACGTATTCAGAAGTTCTGGAAGACGTATCCTAACGGCCGTATCATCACAGAAATCAAACTAATCAATGAGCAAGAAGTTGTAGTTCAAGCTTCGGTGTTTACTGATCGCGAAGACCTTAGACCTGCAGCCGTAGATTGGGCGCAGGAAACTCGAGGCTCGAGCAACATCAATCGTTCTTCATTCTTAGAGAACTGTTCAACTTCTGCAATCGGTCGAGGACTTGCAACTCTAGGACTATCCGCTTCTAAAAACCGTCCAAGCCGTGAAGAGATGATCAAGGCAACTAGAGATTCCCGGAACTACATCGAGGAAGCTTCGGAAGCTGCAGCAAACAATGATCTAGAGACTCTAAGGGTTATCTACGCAACTGCACAAAAGTCACAAGTTGATAACGATGTTCTCGAAGCTATCAAATCTCTCGCTGATTCGCTAAAGGCCAAGTAAATTGGAAAGGGCTAGTAGCCACAGAAAACTACTAGCCCGACGCGAAAGCGTCACCCAACCACGATGGGCGTTCTAATTATAGCCCAGGAAGGCACAGCATGAGCCTAGAAGCCCTTTCAGCCGTTCTGCACCATTCTCATAGCACCGGAACCGCTCGAGCCCTTATGACGGCTTTGGCATGGCACTTAGGAGATGACCCAGAAGAGGGTTGTTATCCTTCACAAACTCGCCTGGCTAAATTAGCCGGGTGTTCCGTTAGACAAGTTCAACGCAATCTCCAGAAGCTAGTCGAGCTAGGAGAAATTGAAATGTCGCAGCATGACGGAATCGGGTATCGCTTCGACCGAATCACCAATCGATACTGGATCAACATTGATTGCCCGGAAGGCTGTGACGGTAGTTTGAGTCATAATCTACGGGGCGTCAAAAAAGGCAAAACGGGACGGCGTTTAAGACTAGTCGGGGTGTCACCCACGACGTCACGGGACGGCGTAGATGTCGCGTTAAAGTTAACTAATAATTAACTTAAACTTAAAAGAACACTAGAAAGGAAAAACACAGAAATGGCACAAGTAACAATCTATGCAAAAGTAGCCGAGGTAGTAAACGAAGGTTATCCAAGACTTAGGGTCTGGGAGACTTACGACTTCAAAGGCGAACCACGCAATCGACTATGGACGGCTTGGTTAGATATACCTTGCAGCCTAAAGAAGGAAGACGAAGTAAAGATTCACGGCCACCTAAGCACCAAGGTCGGAACTTACAACAAGCCCGGTCAGGAAACTAAGCAGGTAGTCGAGCACTCTTTGAATAACTGTGAAGTTGAGCTGATTAGAGCTGCAGAACAAAAGACTCCAATTCAGGAGATCCAAAGCATTCTCGCACCAGGAGAACCTGCAGGACTACCGTTCTAAATGTTCCAACTGTTCGTTGCAGGAGAACCAAGACCTCAAGGGTCAAAGAAGGCATTCTCTCGAGGAGCTCACATAGTCCTAGTAGAAGCCAATAAGGATCTCCCTGCCTGGCGAGCGACCATGAAGCGAATGTTTGAACTCAAGATGATGGAGCTTGATTCTCAATTCGTAACGGCCGTCTCGGTCTCATTACAGTTCTGGCTTACTCGACCTAAATCAGTAACCAGGCAGTATGCAACGGGAACTTATGACATCGACAAACTAACTCGAGGAGTTCTAGACTCTCTAGAATCTGCCGGGGTAATCAAGAACGACAATCTAGTAGTGGATCTAACAGTCCGAAAGACTTATGCAGATCACCATGATTCAGGGGTTCTAGTAACGGTAATTCCCTTTGATAACGATTCCATAACGGCTGGCGTGTCGGAACTAGACCGTAAGCGTCGAGGCTACGTTTAGAGTATGAAAATACTATTCCTCGATCTAGAGACTTCGCCGAACCTGGCGCACGTATGGGGACTCTGGGATCAGAACATAGCAATCACACAGATAGAGCGTTCCACAGAAGTAATTTGCTGGGGAGCTCGATGGCTTGGAAGTGACAAGGTTATCTTCAAGTCAGTTCATCACCACGGTAAAAAGGCCATGTTGGATGAATTACATAAAGTCATGGATGAAGCGGATGTCCTAATTGGATGGAACTCTGCAGCATTCGACTCCAAACACATCAAACGAGAGTTCATCGAGAACGGCTATCTACCACCTAGCCCTTGGATTGAACTAGATCTAATGAGAACCGTCAAATCCCAATTCAAGTTCCCATCTAACAAGCTCGACTACGTAGCTCAAAAGCTAGGCGTCGGAGCTAAGGTGCAACACTCGGGATTCCAGTTATGGCTTGACTGTATGGCCGGTATCCCTAAAGCCTGGAAGATGATGAAGGAATACCAGATTCAGGACGTCAATCTCCTAATCGACCTTTACTACATCTTGTTGCCCTGGATAAGAAATCATCCACATCTAGGGGTAGCAGGAGGAGAACGGCTAAGTTGCCGAAACTGTGGCAGCGAGAATCTAATCAAGTATGGGTATAGATACACACAGCTAGGCAAGTATCAACGTTATCTCTGCCAGGACTGTGGATTCAGCCTCAAAGGAGAGACAATCCTCACAGCTAGGAGATCATAACAATTCGGTAACAAAACGATTGAAATGATTGACAACCCAACCACAGCAATAAAATTGAATTACCACTACACAGGAAGGAAACACATGAAATACCTACTAGAAGGATTCATGGCCTTAGCGTTTACATTCGCTATGGGCTACATCTCCTACGAAACTAAAGACGCTTGGCCTCTTGTTGGAGCCATCTTCGTTGGAGCTCTCTATCTGATAGCAGACTGGTCGGACTAATGGCTGGGAAGATTACAGATGAAGAACGCAACGCAATCATGTTTGAAGCCATGAAGCTATTACTCGATGACAACCTAGTTTGGAGTAATGACTTCGAGGAGATTCGCCCGGCACTTGGATCACTGTTCCTAAGAGCCATGTCAGTTCCAGAACTGGCGCAATTACTAACCACGCTAGCAGTAAGGATAATCAAAACTCATGGATAACGAAGAACGCGAAAGACTATCGAGCGAAGCAATCGAGAACATCAAGAAGTTAGTTCCTAACTATGACTCCCTTATGGACAACTTCAAGACAATGCTCGTTACTCGAGAGATGGAACAATACAACAAAGGCTGG